CTCTATCTTCAGACGCGGCTCTTTCAAACTCTTCTTCATAGATTGCTTTTAAAAGTTGAACTCGATCCGGTGCACGCTTGATGGCTAAGTAGTAAGACAACCCTGCGGCCAAGCACGGGTAAAACCTAAAGGGCACCTCTAAAGTATTTGTTTGAGTGTCGGCATCATCTATGCGAACAAGTTTGTCAACAACAACCACATCCGTGCTGTTTTCTGGGATGGGCCACAGTTTTAATGTGGGGTTGATTTGACGATCCACAAAAAACTGAGAGGGCCGGGCTTGTTGCGTTTTGTTAGGAATACTGAGGTAATCGTCTCGCGAAATGCGGTCAATGCTAAAATCTACGTCACTACGTCTGACTACAGCCGATAAAATATCGATGGTATCTGCACCTAAGGAATAATTACCCGTGCCTTGCGTCAAAGATATAGTGCTTTGTGTGATGGTCCACTGATTCAAACCTCTGTTAGCCCAGTCCGCTAACAAAAGATTCAGCGAGCGTTTAGCTGTTTTTAGGTCATAGCCTGTTTGTGCCATGAGACCACAACGCTCAAAAGCCTCTTCGATGTAATCATTTACATCTAACTCAAAATCTTTGGAACCACTGACAGCCATGACTACTTGACCTTTTTAGGTTTTGTTTTCGGTAAGGTTCTTTCCAACCTATCCGCTTGACTAGCATGAGTTTTGGACGCTTTTCGCAACTCAGCAATCATTTTTTTCTTTGCCGCAACAGTCAACTCAGCCATCGTCAGCACCCTCGTCGTTGTATAAATTGTCAAATATACGGTTTACATCTAATACATAATCTAAATCAGATTTAGAATAGTGAATGTGAGCAGATGGTCTAAAATCTGGAGCACCTGTTCCAGTTTCAAACCACGCCGGATGCGTCACACGTACTCTATTGTTTGGTAAGGCCACAATGTTGCCCGTCCACTCCCCTGCATCTAAGAGTTGAAGCACATGACTTTGCTTGTGTTGTGCAGGGTCATCTGCAATTTCGCTCTCTGTGTAATCAACAGTAAAAAGGTATTTAGCCGGATACATCTCTCCTGCTATTTTAGCCATCCAAGGGCATGGCGTTGCACGATCTAAAACGTACACAGAATGGTAATGAGAAGAACAATCCCATGGTTGCGCGTCATGCACTGCCATAGGTTGAGGCCACTCTTCTAAGGGAATGTCAGCAACTAAAGCCGTAATTGGCATACGTGCCCACATAGCACCTCCATGAACGGTGTCTTCCTCTTCTCCATCTGCCTCAATACCCGTAAATATCAACTGAAAACTTAAACACCTACACGGCATTGTTGTAACAGCTATAGCCATAGCATGGAGAAACTCACCATGATACGCGGTATGATTGTGTGTAAACTCTTTACGCACCCAGCATTTAAAATGCGGAATGTTAGATTGAAGATAAGGCATTAGGCTTTATCCTGTAGGCTTGTTGTACTTTCCGCCAGCCGCGCCACCTTTAGATCTCATAACCACACCACCGAGTTTCATGCCTTTAGGTTTAGGTTTAGGTGGGTTCATTGGGTCACCGCCATTTTTCATGCCTTTAGGCTTAGGTGGATTTTTTGGCGCTCCACCATTTTTCATGCCTTTAGCTTTCATAGCTGGCGCTTTTTTCTTAGCTGGCGCTTTTTTCTTAGCGGTTTTCTTTTTTGGGGATGCATTTCCCAGATTTACAACTGACATAAACACCTCACAAGTATTTAGTTACTTTTCTACGGCCACCTAATACAGCACCGCAACCTTTTGCGATTTGTTGGCGAACCTCTCCACCATTTCGCATGTTTTTGACAGTGGCTTTTGGTGTGTTTTTCACCACTGTCTTACCTTTCTTGCCTTCTTTCTTTTTCTTTCTTGCAGTCGCCGCTCGCTCTGCTTTAGTCAAAGACCTTGCTTTTGACTCGGGCAAACAACGGTCTGGATTTTTTTTATCTGGAGACGTGCCGCACTTACCGACAATATTTCCTTGACTGTCGATGCGAACCCAATTTTGTTTTACCCACTTTTTTAATTCACCCATTTTTAGCCTTTCTCTTGCGTGGTTTAGCCTTAGCTTTAGGCTTAACGTCCTTTACGTTTACCACCTTTGGCTTTTTTGGCGTAGTTGGGATCTTTACAGTATTTTGATGCCGCCAAGTTGGCATAAGCCGACGGATAGGTGTCAAAAGTACGTTTAGCCCATGCTTTACCTTCTGGGCAAATCTTACTGCCTTTGCTTTTACTTGAAGCGTCACCGCCTTTACGAAGGTAGGTGACTTTGACTTTTCCTTTTTTGGGTCCAGTTTTGACTCTTGATCCACACTTGCCTCCTACCATGCTTTGCAACTCCAGTATCTAGCTGAAAATTTGTCTTTTGCTGTATCGCAGTTGTGGCGTGCCCTAAAATTTTTACGTCTACCGGGCTGGTCTTTTTTAATAGACATGTTTGGGTCGCCAAAGCGGACAAGCTTTACTTGACTGCCTTTTTTTGCAAGCACAGCACTTTTTTTGGCCTTGCCCGGAGTTTTTTTGGGCTTGTTATAACCCGAAAAAGTTTCCCCACGGTATTGAAGACGGCCAGAAGGTAATCTTTTTACGTCTTTAGTTGTAGCCATAACAAATTAATTAAAAAATATTGTTGCCGCTGTAACATTAGTAAAAGCAGAGACAAAAACATCACTTACTCGAATTCCCTCTGCCGGAATATTTACAGAATGCGTCGTTGATGCATTGAAATCCAGATCTAAAACAGTAGACCCGCCACTACCATCCGTAATGGTAAGGCGGGGCGTGCCAGAAGCTGTTTTCAACTGTATCTGACGAATCCTAGCGGGACCGACTGCCAAAGAACCTGTGGCAGTGATTCGCTTTGATTTGACATCAGAGTCAGACATTTTTAGCTCCTATAAAATTAAGAATCAGCAAACGGAGTAGCTAATGTACCTGATCCCAGTAAAGTGCCTGTGACAAGATACTCATCTGCCGCGATAGCTGTAACCTCAACATACGAACCTGCAAGGCCACCTGTAGTACTGCCATTCATAGAGATAACGTCGTTAGAAGCCGATGGAGCAAAACCGCGAGACTGTGATGATGCCGCCGCCGCTAATACAAGATTGCCGACAAACTTGTCTGTGCCGTCAGTCTTGATATCTAGATCGGTCGCGTCAGTACCCACAAAGAATGTGTACTTAGCACCAATAGTGTCTGTGGTAGCAGAGGGCAGTGTCACTGCGCCATCCGCATCATTAACTTCAATGATGCGACCTACGTGGTCTGCGTAAGTAAGAGTGGTTTCCGCAGTAATGTTTACAACCGCTGTGGAACCTACAGCAGTAAAACCGCGCTCAGACCTTACCGGCCCTGAAAAAGTAGTTTGACCCATGTCAATCTCCTGTCTTGGGTTATGTCAGCCTCAGTATAAGGCTGTCAGGAGATTTTAGTATGCGCCAAAAAAGAAAGGGCGGCAAGTGCCGCCCTTAATTAGACAAAACGCTTTTATGCTCCGGGTGTACCGAAGACAGAACGCCAGTCTGATACGCCGAAAGAATATCTTTCGCGAGCTTTGAAGCGCATGTTGCCCGTGTCAAAGTCACCTTCCATAGCAGTTTTTAGAGGAGTTCGCTGGAACATCTTGAATCCGTTAGGTGCGTCAGTCTTAATGAAAAACGCATCTGTGTCAGTCAAGAAGTGGTTCACAACCGCTCCATCTGGAAGCATTCCCATGCTCTTCATAGCGTTCAAATCATTGTCCGCTGTTCCTGCTCGCAGGTTTGAGTTAAGAACCCGCTCTGCAATGAACTGAAGCTCTTTGGGAATGATTAGCTTCATGCCACGTACGGCAATTTTGAGGCCACGCTCATCGGTAAGACCTGCAATATCAATCATCATCTGCTCAAGCGAGGTCTCATTGAGATCCGCCGCAGTTGACAATATATTGCGTTGATTACCGGTGAGAGAGGGGTGAGAGGATGAGCACAGAGCCGCACCATCACCAATCGCAGAAGCGCCTGCCGTAAAGGCATTGTTCAAAATTGCCGCCGCTTTGATTTGCTTTGTTTGAGACATGGAACGTGCAAGTGCGCGTGTGTAACGAGAAGCAAGACGATCATAAAGATTATCTTCTATAGCCTCCTCAGTTATTGAAAACGCAAGTGCGATTGTCTCATGGCTGTAGCGTGCGGTGTATGTCTCTTGAGCGTCGTCAAAAGAAATAGATCCGCCTTCACTTTTGACAGGTGCAGTGCCAAAGCCTGAAAGCATTACCTCTTCTTCGAATGCACGATCTGAAGACTCTTCGTCGAAGATCTCAGCGTGCTCCTGATCGTAGCGATCGTACTCCATGCCAAAAAGGGCGTTCAAACCCGGCTCGAGTTCTTTCGCTAACTGGGCGCGAGAAATAGCCATTGTTAGACCCCCTTAAATGCCAGTTGAGTCGGCAGTCGTCTGTGAATCGAAGCGACGAGTACCGGAGTTGAAGTGCGCATTGATACGAACAAGAAGGTGCGCTCCAGCAGAGCCATAATCATTGTTTGCATCATCATCAACCAGACCAACAATGCGAAGAGGCAATGTTGCTGTAGTGTTGATAGAGCTTACGCTCAATTGCGAGTTAGATTTACCTGTATCCGTTGAACCAGTACGGGCAGAAGTGCCTAGACTTGCGTTAGCGAAAACGCCAGTAAGTGCAGTAGCACGGTCTGTCAGAGTGGCATCAGCGGCAACCACGAACAATTGCTCAGGGTTGTCAGCTACAAGAGCCTTTACAGGATGGTTAGTGTCAACGCTAACACTGCCTGAACCGGGCCAGTAGTTAATAAACACTGGCTTTTTAGAGACAGAATCAACATATTCAACACCTACAAGAACACCAAGAGCGGCAGTAGTGCCTCCCGCAGTGTCACCAGCTTGGTCAATCACCCCTCCAGCAAGTGGAATAACGAGTGCACCATTAAAAATTGCATTTGTGTTATTACTAGCAATTTCATATTGAGTCACCCCAGTACTGTTAGTACCGCTTCCAACTAAACCTACAGGACGAAGACCGAACGAAGTTTCAGCATTTGCCATAACTTATTCCTCTTTGTCTAAGCGGTTATTTGTTTGAACCGCCAAAAGTTACACGGGATTGACGTTCGGGTTTACCGATTGTCATGGTTGGATGCGCATTTTCTCGCATCATATCTTGTTCGACAGCTTGAATTTGATCTGCGTTACGTTGAGCAAAATACTCTGCGCGTTCTTCTACTGTCTCAATAGGTATGCGTGCGAGGACAAGACCCCCTACGCCAAACACACCTTCAAATTTACCTGAATCAATTACAGGCGCTTCAAAGTCTGGATACTCATCTTGACGAACAAGCTCATATCCTTCCCGAAGTCGTGCAGAAATATTTTTGCGGTCGTCAAAACCACGTACCTCTGCGCGAATCCAGCGATGTTTAAAGCCCTCTGGTGCAGGCGGTGCGTCTAACATAGACGGAGGAGTCCAAGGCTTACGCCGTGCCTCTTTCTCTCTGGACGCCTTATCTCGCGACGAGCGGTTAATGCCCTCAAAACCTTGCTTCTTAATTTCTTCAGACATTTTTAGTCCCTCACGTATTTAGCGTACTCTTCTAACGGCACTCCCAACTTTTTAGCAATGGCAACTTGGGTCGGGGAGAGTTTGACCCTTTTACTGTTTGTGCGCCCTGTTGTTGAGCGGGAAACTCCTGCCACCGTCTGGGCGGGACGGCGTTCGGAACCCGTATTGTTTAACTTATGCGGGAACTCGTCTCGCATACGATTATCCAATTCATTATAGTAGTCATCTGATTGAGGATCAAATCCCTCATCTTCTACTAACTTCTTATGTACACCAAAAGCGGCAAACGTCATAGCCTCATCTTGACCAAACCACTCATTCTTTTTAGCCCATTCTTCCGCTTTAGGGTCTGGAGCTTGTGGTTGGGCGGGTTGAGCAGGTTGTTGCGTGGCTTGTTGTGCGTATTGTTGCTCATACTGTTGACGTTGTTGCGCGGCTTGTTGTGCTTGAGTGTATTGATTGGCCTGTATCGAAAGCTCTGTTAGCTTTCGTTGCGCTTCTAAAGTGGCATCGGGGTCACCTAGTTCTACAGCACGCTTGTAATCGTTTTCCGCTTGGCGGTGTTCTACGTTCAAACGATTTCCATACTCTGTCATGTACCCATGATCAAGGCTATTGACACGGGTTCGTAATTGCTCAGATTCTGTTTGAACTTGTTGGGCATAGCGTAAAGCTTCTTCACGTTGACGCTCGGCTTCACGCATTTTTTTTGTCAAACGATTTATACGTTTTTTGACAGAAGCACTGTACTCTTCGTGTTCAGAATCATCTTCAGTGACAACTTCTGCGACAGTTTCTTGAGCTTCCGCTTCTACAATTTTTGGCTCTTCGCCCAATTCAACTTCTGTTTCCTGTGCATCGGAAACATCTAATTCGTATTGAGCTTCCTCTTTTACGTCATTATCCATGCTTTATCTCCTCAAAAGCTAAGAATGTCTTCTGGATCGTCAATAACACCCAAAACTTCATCATCATTTATGATGCGAACTTCCCCACCTTCAATACGGAATCTAGAACCCGCATATCTAGCAAAAATGATCCAATCTTTAGGTTGACACCATGGACCTGTAGGGAATTTTTCAGTGTCTTGGTAACAAAGCGGACCTTGTTTTACGACATATCCAACAACCGTCTGGACTTGGCCGTCTTCAAGGACTTTGTTTGGGACGATAATGCCACCGTCAGTAGTTTCTCTACCACGGTATGGCAAGATTAGCATTCGCCAGCCAGTAGGGTTAGGCATACGTTCTAGTAGAGATTTATCCATTGCATCTGGATCTAGAACTTTAGCTTTTGGTTCGGCGTATAAATTTTTTACGCCTTCCTTTGCGGCGTCTAAATTAAGACTTGACGTTTCAGTCATCAAACTGCTCCTGTTCATTTAGCAGGCTACTGAGTTCCTGTAAAAAATAGTTGAGGGTCTTTAACATCCCCATCAACTCTCTGTATTGCTCCATAGATTGGACCCCGTCGTGCTCAAGCACTTCAAGAACCATCTCGCGGCGTTCTTTTGCAAGCCGTTGTAAAGACTGCGCTAATTGCAGACCATCCAAAATGCATCTCCTCTATAGTATATATATGCATTTTATACCAAGAGGTATGCAACAAGGCAATCAGAAGATACCTTTAAACCTTTGTTTTTTAATGACTATAGGACTGTAGCCTTTTACAGCGCCGCCTTTAGCCATGTTTTTTGCAACAGCCATACCGCGCTTCTTTTCATAGCCCGATAATTTGCCATCGTTATCTAAATCTGCTTTTTTAGGATCAAACTTAGCCATAATTAAGCACTCGTATATCGACTACCACGTAAAGCCGCACCCATACCACGCTTAGTGCCTGTGGTAACTTTGCCTTCAGCCGTGCTGGGCGTTTTCTCTTCTTGCATGGTGCAGTAAGGAATCTTGCCCTGACCTTCGATATCTGCATCTCGGGTAGGCTTTGGTGGCTCTTTCATGGGACCGCCCATAATTTTTACAGATGGCATGCTCAACCTCCTTTGTTTTGTTGTTTCAATAATTCACGCTCAAGCGCGGCTTGTATTCTAGCCTGTGTTTGTCGCTCTTGACTTTGCAAGCGTTGCTGGAACTCAGCTTGCTTATTTCTCATACGTTGCTGATCCATCGCAAGCTCTTGTTGATCCATCGCCAACTCAGCTTCTTGACGTTGTGCATCCAACTGCAACTCCTGTTGCTTGAGTTGAACAAGAGGATCAGGTCCTTCTTGGCCTTGACCTGATATCTGAGCAGACAGTTGCTTCAGATTCTGCATCTCTTGAGCAACAATACGTGCAACCATGGAATCCAACTCAAGCTCAAGCTCTTGGTTGAGCGGCTGACCGCCAGT